GACACGCTCCCAAATTTTATGGTAAAATTTGGCGCCATGTGTTGTTTTTTCGCAACACATGGCCAGGCCGCGGCCTGGCCAATCGTTATTTATTCAATAACGAATTCGCATTTGCGTTTTACGGTAATTGGCTCTACCTCAAACCATTCTAAATCATCAAAATCTGAACCCGTCAATTCAAACGCAAATTGCAAATCATCCCAAACATCGGCAATAGTTTCGCCAATTGCCATAATGCTATCGTCGTTAATGCTTTTAGCCATAAACATAATCATTCTCCTTTGTTAAAAAAACGTGCAACATCAACCAAGTGTTTAGCAGTACGCTCAACGCGTTTTACTAAAGCCGGATAATCCAATTCCATCATCTCGTGCATTTTAACAGATTCTACAAAGTAAATCAATTCGTCGCGGGTTAATTGCGACGTTTCAAACCTTGCGGCCTGTTCAATCAAATTAAATTTAGTCATCAAAACCCCAACTATTAAACAGTTTAGCCAATTTGCTGCGCTTTTTATTTGGAATAACCTTTGGCTTAAATGGGCTATTCACAAATAAGGGCTTATGCGCCCGGGCATCCGGTTTGCTGGCTTTTTTCATTGCCAACGCCAAGTGTAATTTTGTCGCCATTATAAATACCTTTCAATAAACCAGATCTTGCCATAAAACATTGCAGTTAAAAAGATTGCCATTTCCATTATAGTTGTGCCTCAATCCACAATTGCTGTTTAAGTTTATTATTCAAGTTATTAAATACCTTGAAAAAAGTATTGCGAATCAAATCTTTTGGCTGATCCTGCATTTGTTTTTTCAGGAGTGCAACAATTGCGTCGTGTGATCGGCTGGTTTTCATCTGGCTGGTTTGTTTCGTTGTGTCCATGTAGAGAATTATACACGCTTCAGCAGACTATGCAAGACCCCAGGGTGCGACACGGTGTCGCAGGGTTTCCCCTAGTGTGGTATTTTTGCCCAGGCCCTTGACACGGCCCAAAATTATATGTTATAATTTTGGCGCCAGCGTGTTGTAAAAATACAACACCTGGCCCTATTAAATTACATAACGAACAATGCCTATTACATTGGCAACCAAAAACGCGCCATTTAATACGCCTAATGCCTTATCGCGTCGCATGATTGCAATTATTAACCAAGATATTGTGCCGGTAATAAAACAAAGATAACCCCAATTCATTATGCCAAAGGCAACAAGAAATGATCCCATTATGCTGCTAATTGTGCCAATCCATGCTAACATTAAACCACCATGTCGTGATAGGTTTCAGGATTAAGTCCCAATTGACGCATAATGCGTTGCCATGATGGGCCATGCCAACGATTACCGGCAGGAGTGCCATTAAGATTATAGTCAATCTGATGCGCGATTTCATGCGGTACAGTTTCCGTCATGATTTGATCGTAATGTGCAATTAAAAACCTAGTGCCAATATCAATATGATTGACTTCCATAAAACAGCGTCCAGCCGTTTTACTAAGTCTGCCATTTAATTCAATAGTGGGTTTAGTGAAGCGAATTAACTGGATGTTAATATCGCAATAAATACCCCAGACTTCATCGAGCCGGGCTTGCAGTGCTTGGGTGAGTTGTGCTTTATTCATGGGGCTAGTATAGCATAGGATTCAGCGGCCAGGCCTAGGGGTTTTCCCTAGTGTTGTATTTTTGCCCAGGCCCTTGACACGGCCCAAAATTATATGCCATAATTTTGGCGCCCGCGCTGTTGTTTTTTTGCAACACCGCGGGTCGTTATATATTAAATAAAGGGCTTTCGCCCTTTATTTAGATTGGCTTGGAATTAGCCAATGCTTCAAAGATCGCTTTTAATGCGCTCTTATTAGCTTTGGTCAACGATTCAATGTCATTCTCAGGCAAGCGCAGGATTGCGCCAATTGCATCAGCATGAGCATCTTTTTTCACAACGGGTTCACCCGTTTTGGTTTTGTATGCTTTTTTCTGATACACGCCTTCGCGTGACAGTTTAGCAACGATTGAGCGAACGGATTTACCCATTGCCAATGCAATGCTCTCCACGCTAACACCAGCGGTATAATCCGCGATTACCCGAGCGGTTTGCTCGGGGCTATAGTTTACGGCTTTTTCTGCCATTTTGCGCTCTCCTTGTGAGTGCTGTTTCGATGTAGTAATTATAGGCCAGTCAACCATACAATGCAAGCGCAAATTCTGCGACGTGTTGTCGCAGGGTAAATACCTATGTTGTTTTTTCGCCCAGGGGGTTGCGCGGCCCCAAAATTTTATGGTATAATAAATAGAATATATCATTATAGAAATTATAATGACTAGGGCGGTTATTAGACATTCTAAGAACTATAACTATAAGGACCCTCCCACACGGCCAACTTTAGAAAAATCTCCACAAAACTTTCGGTGCCGTTACCAATGATGAATTACACCCAACACAATTACTAAATTTGTCAACAAGTAGCACAATACAATTAAAGTTCTAATCCAACAAACTACGTCAGCCTCACTGTCAGTTAAACCATACTTATCACCTAATGCTTTTGCCCACAGTCGCCACACAGAATTCTCCCAGAAAAATACTATTATATCACTTAAATTAAGGAAATTCAAGTAAATTTTAACCCACACTAAAAACCGCATGTTGACTTTGTGTTGCCTGAGTGATATAATGTTAGGAAATCTCGGAGGCACCTATGCACTACCGCGCAATTTTTATTAGTGATGTACACTTGGGTACCAAAGCCTCAAAAGCTGAATACCTAAGCCATTTTTTAAAGCAACATACCTGCGAAGAACTTTACCTAGTTGGTGATATTATCGATGGTTGGAAAGTCAAGCAAAACAAGCTGCGCTGGGCCAATTCACACACCAATGTAATTCGTCATGTTTTAGCCAAAGCTAACCGTGAAAAGACTAAGGTAATCTACGTAGCCGGCAATCACGACGAGTTTCTTAGACCACTAATCTCATATGGCCTACAATTTGGCAGAATCGAGGTAGTAAATCAGTGTGAGTATGTAGACTTTAACAATAAACGCTGGCTAGTTACCCATGGCGATATGTTTGATGGTATTACCCGTTTAGCACCATGGCTAGCTTGGCTAGGCGACAGTGCCTATGATTTTGTCTTAGGACTAAACACCCATTTTAACCAGTGGCGTCACAGACTAGGCTTTGGCTACTGGAGTTTATCACAGTGGTTAAAGCACAAGGTAAAACGTGCCACCAACTTTATATTTCAGTTTGAGGAAACTATTACCAAGTACGCAAGTAAACGTAACTTTGACGGCGTAATCTGTGGTCATATTCACAAAGCTGAGATTAAGCTGGTTCAGGGCGTAGGTTACATGAATTCGGGCGACTGGGTAGAATCGTGTACTGCATTAGCAGAAACCATGGATGGTGAATGGCAGATTATTACTTGGAGACCCAAAGGTGTTGAAAACAGTACTAGTAGTAACGGATAATGTCCCCCAACAAGTTAACGGAGTGGTTACAACGTTCCACAACTTGGAACGCGAAGCAAGTCGCCACGGCTATGATTTTATATACTGTGATCCCCGGCAGTTCCCTAATTGTGGTGCTCCTGGTTATGGGGATATTAGGTTATCGTGGCCTCGTGGCGTTGGTAAAGTACTTGAAACCATAAACCCGGACTATGTGCATATTGCCACTGAAGGCCCACTAGGGCTGGCAGCACGCTGCTGGATGGACCGACACGGTTGGCGGTATAATACCAGTTACCACACCAAGATTCCAGAAGCACTCAAACGCTATTATAAAATTCCAGAATCGTGGACCTACCGCTACTTGCGCTGGTTTCACAAGCATTCGGGCAAGGTTTTAGCTACCACAGTCAGCATGGTTGATGAACTTAAACAACGGGGATTTTGTGGTGACATTGTGCCTTGGACCCGCGGCGTAGACAGAACGCAGTTTTATCCACTAGAAACTGCACGTACCAGCACCTATCCTACACTACTCTGGGTTGGCCGTGTGTCGGTGGAAAAGTCGTGTGAAGATTTTTGCCAACTAGACTATTTAGGTGCTAAAAAAATTGTAGTAGGCGATGGACCGCAGTTAAAGTATTTGGCGACAAAATATCCTGAAGTCCGATTTGTGGGTATTAAAACTGGAGCAGAATTAGCCCACTACTATCAACAAGCAGATTGTTTAGTATTTACTAGCCGCTGGGATACTTTTGGTATTGTAATGCTGGAGTCTATGGCTTGTGGCACACCAGTGGCAGCCTATCCAGTTTGTGGTCCTAAGGATGTTATTGAACTAGACAGAACCGGCTATACCAGCCACGATCTTAAGTTGGCAGTGGTTCGTGCACTAGCAATTCCACGTCACGTAGTTTTAGTGGCTAGTTATCGTTGGAGCTGGGAAAAGTGTTGGCATATATTTGAGTATAATCTGATAAGGAGACTATAATGAGTGATGAAAAACTACAGGAAGCACATGCCAAAGGTCAACTAATTGAAAAAATTACCTTTGCACTATTACCACTACTCTTTACTTGTGTAGTGTACTTGATGAGTGCACTACAGAACCTACAACATGACGTTACCATACTAAACGGCAAAATTTCACTAGTAGTTACCAGCGATAACAAACAGGCTAATAATTCAGGTGCTGAATTAGCACGTGAAAAGCTACGCCAAGACTTGGAAAAAGAAATCTTAGCCAATCGTGAGCTAATCCACCAAAATCGTGAACGTATTGTTATCCTAGAAGAAAAGTTAAGAAAATGAACCTAACCCCAACCAGTGCACCCGCTGAGGTACTGGAAATATCACCAGAAGCACTGGAAGTTGCCAACTGCTACTTGCAGTGCCAAGACGCCCGAACTGTAGCAGACAACTTAGCCATGCCAGTAGAGTCAGTTTCAACCATTTTAGCACGCCGTGAAGTCAAAGCATATATCAACCAAGTTTTCTTTGACTTGGGATTTAATAACCGCTTTAAGATGCGTGCTGCTATGGATGCAGTCTTAAAACGCAAGTTTCGGGAAATGGAGGAAGCAGACGTTGGCTCGAACAAGGACATTGCTGAACTCTTAGCACTATCACACAAAATGTCAATGGAAATGTTGGACAGAGAAATTCAGCTGGAAAAGCTGCGTGCTGAGCGTAGCGGACCTAAATCGCAAGTAAATGTGCAAATTAACGAAGGCGGAGACGGAACCAAGTACGGAGCACTTATTTCTAGGCTCTTAGGCGATAAATTATAGGTAATGTATATGGAATTAGATGTAGTAAAACTTATTGGCGAATTAGGATTTCCTATTGCTGCAGCTATTTCCGCAGGATACTTTGTATTTCTTACCCTAAAGTTTATTTTAGCTGGAGTAACTAGCAGTGTTAATGGTCTTTCACAGATTACTGCTAGCCTAGACCAACGCATTGATACCATGACTGATGAATTGCAGCGTATAGACGCGCAAATTAGCTATGCACTAGGATTAAGTCCGGATTATATTCGCATTGCCAGGTCGGAGCCAAAAGATATAAGGAAAGACTAATGGATGTAATTGAAGTTGTAAATCGTTACGGCTTTCCTATTTTAGCAGCCTTAGGCATGGGTTACCTAGTATACTATGTATGGACTTGGGTTACCCGTGAAATTAAACCAGTGCTCAGTAATGCTAATCAAACACTGGTAAAGCTAATAGACCGAATTCGTGTATTAGACAACGACTTAATCAGACTACATGAAAAGACCAGAGTAGTCTTACAACTACGCGGCAGGTTAATTGAACTAGAACGCGCATTAGAAGATAAAAAGATCAACGAGGATACCCGTGCTTAAAGTTAGCCGAGACGATGTAGACTGCGATGAAATCACAGAGTTTCCTGTAGAAACCAGATTTATTAAACTGCCAATTGAAAACTACTTGAAATTGTTGGGTGCTTGGGACACTATGAATCGTCCACAGATTGCCTTAATCAATGCAATCAACAATCCCAAGTATAGATTTGTATGCGCTGCACTTGCTAGACGACTGGGCAAAACTTACATCAGTAATATTATTGCACAGCTAGTCTCACTAGTGCCAGGTTGCAATGTGCTAATTATTTCACCTAACTATAACCTCTCCAGTATTTCATTTGAGCTGCAGCGTAGATTTATCCGACACTTTGACCTAGAAGTCGAGCGCGATAACTTAAAAGACAAAGTAGTAGAACTATCAAATGGTTCTACCATTCGCATGGGTTCGCTGAGTACAGTAGACTCCACCGTTGGACGCAGTTATCAAATTATCCTGTTTGACGAGGCTGCACTAGGCGATGACGGCGAGTCGGCATTTAACGTGCAGCTGCGGCCTACACTAGACCGACCAAATTCAAAAGCCATATTTATCTCTACACCCCGCGGGCAACAAAACTGGTTTTCAAGATTTTACCAACGTGGCTTTGGTAATGAATATCCTGAATGGTGTAGCCTACAAGCAGACTACACTGAGAATTCTAGAATGGCAGAGTCAGACGTAGCAGAAGCTCGCCGGTCGATGTCAAAAGCTGAATTTGAACAAGAATACTTAGCTAGCTTTAATGTGTTTGAGGGTCAAATTTATAACTTTGATCGTGAAGCAGGAGTTGTAGAATATGCGCATCAAGACGGTTGTGAGTACATTGCTGGCTGCGATCCCGGCTATCGCGATGCTACTGCTTTTGTGGTTATTAGTTATAATCCTGCTAGTGACCAGTTTCATATCGTAGATGAATACCTAAAAAGTGAAGCTACTACAGATAGGCATGCTGTGGCATTTCGTGAGTATATTGACAAGTGGCAAGTAGAGGTATTATTTATTGATTCAGCAGCAGCGCAATTTGCTGGTGATCTTGCCTATACTTATAACATCTCTACTACTAAAGCTAAAAAAGACGTTTTACCCGGTATTGCCTATGTACAAACACTAGTGGAAACTGGCAGGCTAAAAATTGCTCCGCACTGTACAAACGTCTTAGACGTTATGGACCAATATCGTTGGGACAAACGTGAAACATTGACTCGCGAAAAGCCAGTACATGATAAGTACTCACATATGGCTGATGCTATCCGTTATGCACTTTATACTTATACTATTTAGCTGATAAAAAATTTACGTTGACTTCGTCATGCTTTAGGTGTACAATACCAGTATTATAAAAAAATTATTGGGCAAAAAATAATGGACCGAACTGAATACTACCTAGAACTTAAACGCGTTTTTGCCAGTGAGTTTAGCTTTTACCTAAAAGCTGCTAATTTTCATTGGAATGTAGAAGGCGAACCTTTTTACCAACTACACCTAATGTTAGAGCGCATCTATAATGAAGTTTTAGAGTCCATTGATACTTATGCTGAAGAATTGCGTGCCCTACAAATTGTTACACCTGCTAGTCTATCACAGTTTTCACAGTTAACCTATATTAGCGATGAAAATGCTCCAGGTGACTGGAAAGGCCTACTGCAAGAATTGCTAATGGATTCGGACATGATGGCACTAAAGTTTCAACAACTATTTATGGTAGCTGAAGAAATGGGCGATCATGGACTGAGTAATTTCTTGGCAGATCGTCAAGATGCACACAAAAAACATTCGTGGATGTTACGCGCTAGTTTAAAATAAATGGCAAAAAATACAAACAAACGGATTCCCGTCAAACACGTTAGAGATAAAGCCAAGTCGGCTTATGAAAAGCAAGACACTTGCTATATTTGTGCAACTAGTCAGGACTTGGAATTGCATCACCTGCACAGCGTTACCCTGTTACTAGAAAACTGGGCACGACGTAAAGGTTATGATATTTCAACTGATGAGGGAATTTTAGCTGTTAGAGATGAGTTTATTAGTAGTCATCATAGTGAGTTATACGAACAGGTTTACACCCTATGTAATCCTCATCATATAGCGCTTCATGGTGTGTACGGTAAAACTCCTCAGCCTGGCAGCGAACCCAAACAAGCACGCTGGATTGAGATTCAACGTGAAAAGGTTGCTAATGGCGGTCGTGCTGTTCCTAAGCAAAGCTATGGAAGTTTCTTTAGCGAATTTACTTAGGATAAAACATGGGTTGGATTAATAATAGTGTACAATGGATTCGCCAAAAGCTGAATCCTGCACAAGAAAGAATTGCACAAGGCGAGGGAACGCACATTCCCACAACTTCAAAGATTAGCTATCAACAAGCATTTAGAAATCTAGAAGTTGTTAATCGCGGTGTAAACATGGTTGTTAGCGCAGCCTCGTCATTAGACTATGACGTAAAAGACAAGTTAAATGAAGGCATTGTTAGCGGTATTAGACAAAAGCAGTTAGTAAATTTGCTTAATTTTAGACCTAACCCCTATCAAAACGTACAAGAATTTCGTCAGGCCATTTTTACTGACCTGATTTTAGAAGGTAACGTATTTATACACTTTGATGGTACTTTTATGTATCATCTGCCTGCACAATATGTAGAAATACTTACTGATACTAAAACGTTTATTCGTGGCTATCGTTACAGCGGTTACATTGAGTTTGAAGAAAGGGATGTGTTTCATTTCCGCGACTTGAGTTCACAAAGTATCTATCGTGGCGCTAGTCGCCTAGAAGCTGCACAACACAGTATTGACCTACTTAATTCA